GCAATCTTATGCGCAAATTGAACAATGTCCACATCGTCGGCAACAACCGCGTTTGGTTCATGCAGATCGCAGTAGAAAAAGATTTGTTTGATGGTCTCTTCACTCAGCATTTTTGTTCTTCCAGAGTTCCCAGTTGATGATAGTGGTTCGTGCAATTGATCGTTGCGCCAGCGCCTTATAGGGATTGATGTTGTCGTCGAGAAACTCTTCAACGATCATGTCTTTTTGCAGGAACAGTTCTTGGCGCTCGGCCTTCTCCCTGCTCTCCCACAAAGAGCCATCGCTGGCTTTGAATGCTTCTATTTTTTCCATGATTACTTATGGTCGTTCTTAAGTTGCCAGAATGCCAGAAGGTGCAGGAACATCTCCCAACCCGTGTTGAGGTCTTCAAGGGGCCACTCCTTGACCACCACAAGACCCGGCACATTGCGGGAGACAAACACATTTGCACACCGAGAGGTAGGGATGCCAAGGCCAACACGGTACGCGGCCAACTGCATCAAGTTTTCGTCGTAGCCACCAACCTTGTCTGGGTCAGTGAACTCTTTGGTTTTGATGTCAGCCACAAAGCCGCCGTCCGAGTCAGAATAGAGATCGCATTTGCCCCCAAAGCCTGCCTCGTGAGAGAAGGCTCGTTCACTAATCCATGTGCGCGGGCCAGCCCAGTTTTCAATTGCTTGCGTGCAGGCGGCAACCATCTCGGCGTGCTTACCTGTTGTCTTTCCTTCATAGTGTCCTTGTATCGATGCATGGATGTCTGTTCCAGCATCCGCCGCAGAACGGCCCTGCTCTTTAGAATCGTTGATGATTCGGTCGATGTATTCCTTTTCAGGCTCGTCGGGGCGGCGTGGAAGCGTGAGCGCCGCATACAGCACCTGCTGTTGCATCCAAGCAAGCAGGGCTGGTTTAGCGGCGATGTTGAGGATTGTAGTGACGCTGGGCACCAAGTTCATCGTGCGGGCGTCGCGAAGGGTCGTGTTGCGCTGCCCACCCTTCTTGGCCTCTACGGTGTACATAGGCACCCCGTCACGGGTGTACCAATGGTTGGACTCACTGGCCCGTGGTGCTGATGCTTGTAGCATTTTTTCTCTCCAATTTTTTCTTTGCGTAATATTTGCGCGAATATTCTTTTTTCTTTGCAATCCTATCTTCTGCCATGACTATTCGTGGAGTTATGGTGGAAAGAGTCTTGACCTTGGCTATCAAATAAATCACTTGCGAATTGAGGTTGTCCACGAGCGTTTCCAGTTCGCGGATGTCTCGTTTCAGTGTTGCTTTTTCTTTATATGAAATAAACATTGCCACTCTCCTTTGGTTTAAAACGGGATGTCGTCGTCCATGTCGTCAAAGCCTGAACCTTTAGAGGACTCTTTGGTTGACTGTTTACCACGAGACTGCCACTCAGGTGATTGCTCGATCTTGGCCCGCAGGTTGTCACTGAAAGTCTCAAACATAGTCATGTCTGGGCTGTCAAGGTAAAAGGCGGCGCACTTGTTGTGGCCTTCAGGCAGGCTTGCCTTCATTGCCTTGGGCACTGAGTTGATGTTGGCAATGTTGGTGTACTCCTTGCCGTTGTTGCCCACCGCTTTGGTGATGGCAATCATGGCCCAAGCGCCAAGCACATTGTCAATCTGAAAGCCACGCAGTTCATCGGCGGTAAACTCTTTGCCGCGCCAAGTCTGTAGGTCTTTTCTCAGGGTGGCCTTCTCAGCCAGAGACAGTGTGAAGTTCTTGCTGATTGACATAGGTTCACCCTTGGTCGTGAGCAATGGTTTGCCTTCATCGTCTTCGCCATGAACCTCAAATTGCAACATGACCTTCTGCAAGTTCTTGACCTGCCCAAGGTACTCACTCTTCTGTGTGCCAAGGTCAACGATGCGGTAGCATCTTGCCAAGTACATCCCCGGTGGCACAGGGGTAAAGGTTCCGCCGCCACTTTCTTTCGCTATTAAAGCCATGATTCGCTCCTAGTTTCGGTTAAATTTGACCTTCTGGTCACCCCGCATTCAAAGCGGATAGTGTCCCAGTCAGCCCTCATTGCAACGCCTGTCTCAGCCCGTTCTAGGGCTTCCTCAAGCATCTGTTGCCTCTCCAGCATCGCTTGGTTGAACTCTGCTTCGCTGTACATACGCCCTCCTTCGCTGTTGGTGTTGGTATCATACACAAATTAACTTATTTTGCAATAGTGCTTGCACAAATGATTTTTTGGTGTATGATCAAGTTTCACCAACACTAAGGGGCCACAATGACATTGGAAGAATTTTTTGAAGACAAGCCGCGAGGATCGAAGATCGCGCTGGCGCGACACTTGGGCATCACCAAGCAGTGGATGGCGGCAATCATCACGGGGCGCGGGCTGGCAAGTGCAGAGGTATGCGCCGCGATTGAGCGGTACACGAAGGGCAAGGTGTTGCGTGCAACCCTGCGGCCTGACATCTTTGGAGAAATTAAGTGATCTGGTACAAATTCTATCTGGGCGACTACATTACACACACCAACCATCTGTCGGACGCCGAAGACTTGGCATACCGCCGCCTGCTTGATCTGTACTACATCAGCGAGAAGCCAATCCCACTTGAAACCGAATCGGTTGCACGCAAGATACGCCTTGATTTGGACATAACCGAATCGGTTTTGGGGGAATTTTTTGACAAGGGTGTTGACGGGTATCGCAACAGTCGTTGTGACATGGAAATCGCGAAGTATCAACATCAAGTCGAAAATAATCGACAACTCGGAAAGCGAGGCGGCAGGCCGAAGAAAACCGAATCGATAACCGAACCGAAACCGAAGGTTAACCCTAAACAGATACAGATACAGAATAAGAATACATCGTCGGTTGCACCGACAACATCGCGATTTGAAGACTTTTGGTCTGCTTGGCCTTCGTCAAAAAGGAAGGTGGCCCGCGCAGAATGCGAGAAGAAGTGGGACAAGCACAACCTTGACATGGTTGCCGACATCATCATTTCGAGTGTCAGCAAGTTGAAGCGCACCGAGCAGTGGACGACAGGGTTTGATCCTGCGCCATTGACCTACATCAACCAGCGGCGCTGGGAAGATGACTCAGGCGAACAGCAAACAACAAGGAGAGTCATATGAACCGCGACATTTTGCACTCACTTGCAAATAAGGCTGGTTTTGGTGAATTGATGAGCCAGCCCCAATTTGTTGAAATTTTGGCTCGTTATACAAACTTGCTACAACAACGAATGCAAAAAGATGACCAGTCAATTCCTAAGTTTAGGGTTTGCATTGAGATTAAGTCTATGACCCCAAAAGGCTTGGTCAAAATAAGGAAGGACATTGACAGTAAGGTTTTTGAAACCATGCCAGTCGAGTTGTTGGCTGATTGTTTTGGAACTATTGCTGTTGAGTTTAGGGAGCAAACATGACCCCAGCCGAGCGTTTTGTTTCGCGTCTAGGCAAGGTCAGGGGCCGCAACGGTTCTTGGACTGCTCAGTGTCCAGCACACGAGGATAAGTCACCATCGTTGTCAGTTCGAGAAACCGAAGATGGCCGCGTGCTGGTGCATTGCTTTGGCGGTTGCGATGTTCAGTCAGTGCTGGGTGCAGTTGGCATGGACATGACCGACCTATTCCCAGATCGGCCAGAGCGGGTGGACGGCCAGCCCAGCCGACAGGTCAAGCCAGCCTTCTACGCCAGCGACCTCTTACGCATTGCGTCGTTTGAGTGTCTCGTGGTGATGATTGCGGCATACGACATGGCAAAGGGCAAACGACTCAGCAATGAGGATATGGATAGACTAAAAGTGGCACAACAGCGAATTGAGGAGGTAGTGGTTTATGCAGGTGTCTGAAATACTAAACCGGGCCAAGGAATTGGACGAGGCGCGTCGCATTCGGATTGTCAAACCTGATGAGGTTGACTTCGAGAAGTACATCAAGGCCAACGATGTTGGTCAAAAGGTGCGCGGCGCTATGGAATTTTTAGAAGAGGTGCGCGAAGACTTCATCAATCCGAAAGAAGAGTTGCACCAAACGATGCCGTGGCCGAAGACGCATCAGGGTTTTAGGTTCCGTGCAGGCGAGGTGACCTTGTACGCTGGTGGTAATGGTGGTGGCAAGTCGATGGTCACTGGACAGATTGCGTTGCACTTGATCAAGCAGGGCCAGCGCGTGATGATTGCGTCGTTTGAAATGAAACCCAAGCGCACGCTGACGCGAATGCTTCGCCAGTTTGCGGGCGAGAACATTTACAGCCCAATTTTTGTAAACAAGCAAAAGCACTTGATGGAATTTGTCACAAGGTTGCAGGACTTCTCGCACGGTAAGTTATGGCTGTACGACCAGCAGGGCACGGTCACATCACAACAGGTGATTGCGGTGGCTCGATACAGCGCCGTCGAGTTGGGTGTGCAGCACATCTTCATTGACTCGCTGATGAAGTGTGTGTCGGGTGAAGACGATTACAACGCGCAGAAAATGTTTGTCGATGAGTTGACTTCACTTGCGCGTGACCACAATGTTCACATCCATTTGATCCATCACATTCGCAAGTTGGCAAGTGAAGAGATTCAGCCAAACAAAAACGACATCAAAGGCTCTGGCGCGATCAGTGACCAAGTTGACAATGTGTTGATGGTCTGGCGCAATAAAAAGAAAGAGCATCAAGCGCAGACAGGCCCAGTCGATCCAATGATCCCTGACGCCATGTTGATGTGCGAGAAGCAAAGGAACGGCGAGGCCGAAGACTGGTACTCGCTTTGGTATCACAAAGACAGCCAGCAGTTTGTTGAGTACGACAACAGCGTGCCGATGTCTTTTGACAATGGAGGAAGGTTTTGAATGAAGAAGGCAAAGGAGAAGATGAGCATCGGCATCGCTGTCTCGTTCGTTGGGTCATACAAAAAAGACTTCAAGATCGTGACGGTGCTTACAAGTGGCTCAACGGCTACCGTGACCACTTGGGGCAATACAAAAAAGGATGGAACGAACTACATCCCAAGTCGCGTGTTGAGGGGGATGTTCGAGAACAGTGGACAAAGGGTAATCGAGGAAACGAAGGAGAATGGAAATGAATATATTTGAACAGGGCAAGACCCTATACACGCAGAACGAATTCAATGATGCCTTGGCCGAAGCGAAAGCGGAGATCATGGCGATTGCAATTCAAACCAGTAAGCAGGCAATTTTAATCGAGCGCCAAGCCTGCGCAGAGGTGTGCAAGCGCCTTGCAGAGCAGGGGGATGAGGGTGAGTTGTCACAGGCGCTCTTTGATGCCGCCTTGGCGATTATGAATCGCATGAGACCATTTAATGATTGAGATCACACTGCCTTGGCCTCCATCGGTCAACACTTACTGGCGCAATTTTGATGGCCGCATGATCATCAGTGCAAAGGGGCGCGAGTACCGTGAGACCGTTGGTGACCAGATGACGCTGCAAAGGATGGTCAAGCATTTCACTGGCCCACTGCGTGTAGTCATTGAGGCATGGAGGCCAGATAAAAGACGCAGGGACTTAGACAACCTGCTGAAGGCAACACTCGACGGACTGGCTCACGCTGGTGTGTACGAAGACGATTCACAGATCGTTGACCTGCGTATTTACTGGGCACCAGACATTGGTGGGATGTTAAAAATCAAGATCGAGGAGATCGAATGAAACAAGAACCAGAATGGATTGACATCGTTGCATTGATTGCGATGCACGCGCTGTTGCAGGTAGCGCCAAAGAACGCACGGGTTGAAGAGATCGCAAACGAGGCGTACATCCAAGCAGAGGCAATGATGGATGTGCGTGAAAAATTTAACAGTGATGGAGGTAATGATGTTTGAGACATTCGGAGATTTTTTTTGGACATTCATGGCAATGAGTGGCTTTATGTTTTGGATTTGTTTGGCAATTTTTGTCGGCATGGTCATCAAACGCAATCGCAACAAGAAGAGGGGTTTTTATGAGCAATGAAGAGCGCGACCCGCACAGGGCCGTGGATTACATCCTGAAGCACGCATCGCTGTTTGCTCGTGCGAAGGCAGAGCGCACATACATCGAGCATTACCGCAAGAGCCTCAAGGGCATCTTGATGAAGCGGTCAATGGAGACCGCCATCGGGGCGCAGGAGCGTGAAGCATATGCACACCCAGAGATGATTGAGTTGCTCAAGGGTTTGCAAGCGGCGGTGGAGATCGAGGAGAAATTAAAGTGGGACATCACAGCCGCAGAAATGCGTGTGGAAATATGGCGCACCGAGCAGGCCAACAACAGGGCCGAAGGAAAGGCAACGATATGAACAACTACCAAACAACTGTGATGCACGCGGCTGGCTGGTTCCTCGTGTTGTTAGATGGGTGGGTAATGCACACACATTGGGTGGCCGAACTTGGCTTTGTGTTTTTAATTTATTCAATGTGGAGCATTTGCATAAAAACACCAGATGACAAACACGAATGAAGTGCCCTCACTGCGGTGCGGCCACAGATGTCAAAGACACGCGAATGACAAAGCCAAATGAGGTGACGCGCAAGCGCGAATGCTTTAACGGGCACAAATTTAAAACACTGGAAATATATGACAACACTGAAGGAAAAGAAACACATGAGCGCAGTGGCCGATTTGGGTTGCGCGGTATGCAGGAGGATGGGGTATGAGGGCACGCCTGCTGAGTTGCACCATCCAAGGCGATTGGCGGGGGGCTGGGGGCGTTCCAGCCACATGAGTGTCATACCGCTATGCCCAGAGCATCACAGAGGCTCTATGGGCCTCCACGGCCTTGGCACGAAGGGGTTCGAGAAACACTACGGCTACGACGAAGCTGCTCTGCTGAAGGACACACTCAAACTGCTTGGTGTTGCAGAAGAGCAACATTAGGGTTTGTCCTAATAAAAATATGTTGCCAAGGTGAAATTTGGTGTTACACTTACCTCACTGACCAAGCAATACCGCAAGGCAGAACCAGCGAACAGAAAGCGAATTATGAACAACGACATCAACTTCACCAGCATCGACACACTCGGTTCACTCTTGGCTCAGATCGCTGATCTGACCAAGCAGGCTGACGCAATCAAAGACAGCATCAAAGAGTCTGCCTCGGCAGGCGGTGCCAAGGTTGTCGAGGGTGCGCTCTTCAAGGCCACCTACATCGAGAGCAACCGCTCTGTGTTTGACAAGGACGCATTCATCAAAGCCTTTGGTGCCGAGGCATACGCCAAGTACACCAAGGTGTCTGCTGTGTTCTCTGTCAAGGTCACCAGCAAGTAAACCACCCACCCCTTCGGGGGCTTAACTAAAACGAAAGCGAATCGATTATGGACAACTATACAGCGACAGGTTTGGCAGAGGGCTTCATCGAAGCCGAGAGCGAAGAGCAGGTGTTGGAGGCGTGGCAACACCTTGTCGATACTGGCCTCGCATGGCAACTGCAAGGTTTCTTTGGCCGCACCGCCGCCTCGCTCATCGAGCAGGGCTACATCAATGCACCAGAGGTGTCAGTATGAAAAAAGACCCTTCAATTCATTTGAGTTACAGCGAACGCGGCTGGATTTTGATCAACCAAGGTTCGCCACTGTGCGACTACAAAAAGACCAAAGCAGAGGTCATGGAAGTGGTCAAGTTTTACAAGATCACTCTGCCAGACTGCACATGGAATGGTGATCGTGGTGAGTTTGTGGTGACCGAAACAATCGAGGAAACAGCATGAGCAAGCGCATAGTGGGCCGCGTGTTGGCCGAACTTAAATCCATCCACTCTGACGACATCTTTGTGGCTGACACTATCAAGACCTGCATTGCCCTGCTAGAGGCTGATCTAGGCCGTCGTAAGGGCAAAGGCTACCTACCCCCGCACCAATGGCACAGCGACACCTCCAGAGCCGCCGCAGAGGCCATTGCGCCCAAGTTCGGCACTATCACCCGCAATGTGCTGGCGCATCTGTGTTCATACCCCCTTGGCCTGACAGATGAGGAAGCCCAGAACACGATGGGGATGGAGGGAAACTCATACCGCCCATGCAGGGTCACCTTGATGGATAGGGGCTTTGTCGTTGACAGCGGCAACCGCAGGAAAACGCACCAGCGCAAAGACGCGGTGGTGTGGTCTGTAACCCCCGAAGGTTTTCTGGCACTGGAGGAAATATGAACGAGACAACAATGAGCGAATACATCAAAGGCTTCGATGCTGGTTACGGCTACGCGCTCAACGAGGTGGAGCAGTACATCAAGCGCCACGACTACGAGCCACGCATCACAGGCCCATTGCTGAATCTGTTGGCCCACCTGAAGATGGAAGACAAAGACCCCCATAAGTTGAGGGGTATTGCTCAAGGGTGAAATATGGTGTTACACTAGCATCACTGCAATAAGCAGGTAACAGCGAAGGAACAGAGAATGTCAAACTACATTGCCGAAATCGAAACCCGCGTCGCAGGCATCCCCTGCGTGATCGGTGTCGTTGACTACATCAGCGTGTCTGGCTCCTACAGCCAGAACGCCGCCAGCGACTGGGACTACCACGGCTACAGCGAAAGCCAGTGGGAAGTGTGCGACCGCCGTGGCCGTCCTGCCCCTTGGCTGACCAAGAAGCTGACCAAGAAGGACGAGTCTCGCATCGAACGGGAAATCGATCAGTACATGAATGACTAAGGGTTTGTCCCTACAAAATAATTTAAAAAAGTGTTGTCAAGGTGAAATACCGTGTTACACTATCTTCACTGACACAGCAATTCCGCATAGTCAGTTAAAAGCGAAAGACAGCGAAAATGGCAAAACGCCTCACACTCAAACAAATCCGCATCGGCCAACTGGTCGTCCGTGGTGAACACGCAGACGCACAGGTCTACACCATTGCCGCAATACGGGGCTTCAACATCCATGTCATATGGTTTGAGGGCACCCGCAAATGTGGTCAGTGGACAGACTACGGCGACTGCTACAAGCCAACACTTGAGCAGATCGAGTACAGCATCGCCGCCAACGGCAGGCTGGCATCGGGCCAAGACATCAAGGACTTGGATTTAGCGTAAACCAACAGGGGGCTTCGGCCCCCACTACCGAATCAATAACCAACCGAAAGCGAATCGATTATGACAAACGAAATTGAGACCATCATTAAGACCGAAGAAGGAGTCCGTGTCAGCATTGACTCATGGGATGAAGGCGGTGCTTGGCTGCACCTGTCAATGAGGCACGGGACTGCGTCTGCGGTTCTCACTCGTTCCGAGGCCGAGCAACTGCTGGCTGGCCTGCAGGCCGTGCTGGCTCAAGAGGTGACAGCATGAGCGACACCGAAATGGTCAACAGAAAAGCAACTGACCTGCAAATCAAGCAGGCAATTGCTAAACGCAAACACCGCTCTGAGGCAGTGTGGCTTGCTCACAGCACCGAGGAGGCCGAGGCCAACGCACACCTGTTTGCCAAGGCCCAGATACCCCTTGGCACCAAAGATCGCAACCGAGGCCTGTCTAAGGCTTTTAACAGGGCAATAACGGCACGGGGGAATCGGACATGAGTGGCGGACACTTTAACTACCAGCAGCACCATTTGCTGGACATGGTTGACAGTATTGGCTCTGCCATTCTGAATAACGATAGCACCGAGAAGGATGAATGGGGCTACAACATTGGTCGGCACTACAGCCCCGAAACCATTGCCGAGTTTAGCAAGGCAGTGAAGGCACTGAAGCTGGCCTATGTTTATGCACAACGCATTGACTGGCTGTTGTCTTGCGATGACGGCGAGGATAGTTTTCACAAGCGGTTACAGGCACAACTGAAGGGGTTGCCATGAATACTATTTGGATTGTGCGAAAGCATCCGCCATACCCATACAGCAGGGGTAACCTTGAAGCATTCACCATCCACGGCCAGTACCGAAACCGCGCCGAGGCCAAAGCAGAAGCCGACAGGAAAAACAAAAGGTCAAACTACCTGTACACGGTGTACGGACTGAAGGTAAAGGAGTTCACATGACAACAAACACAGGAGGCCCAGCCTACCCCACTTCCAACTACGGAGCGATTGTGCCAATTTCCACGGGCTACAGCGAGGGCATGACCCTGCGCGATTACTTTGCGGCGAAGGCAATCAACAAATGCCCATTAAATAGCCATTCAGATGCCGCACAGTGGTGTTACGCACGGGCAGACGCCATGCTGAAAGCGAGGGAAGCATGACACAACCAGAAGCCTTGCGGCTGGCTGAAAGATTGGAACGGTATGACGCAACCCGTAGCGGCTATGCCAAACATTGCTCCTTAGCCGTCGCCGAACTACGCCGACTCCATGCAGTGAATCAGGAACTGCTGGCGGCGTTGGAAAAGCTGGCGCGGTTGGGAAACGGCGAAACTTACGGAAATAGCGACGGCAACATGATTGCCCGTACCGCAATAGCTAAAGGAGAAGCAAAATGAAAGACGACGATGTTGAAGATTTATTTGCCTACGGCTGGCTTGACACCAGCATTGCCATTGTCCTCGCGCTGTTTGCGATAGCTGCGTTGTTTTTTATGGCGGGGTATTTGACATGAGCCGCTTACTACACGCTGCCGCGAGAGGGGCGAAGATGCAAACCAAATGGGTGGACTCAGGAGACTCTTGGCAAACAACCGGACAACTTGTTTTGGTTGACGATATGCGCTATTACCGCATCCACCCGGCAGACGAACACCTTCAATATGGCCCGATCAGCACGGAGGTACGGAACTATGCACTTGGCCTGCCTCTGACCGGAACTTGCTGGTTTGCTCGTTTGGCGCTGCACAGTGACGGAGATTTACACGCGCTGTCGCCAAATGATCGCTATGTGTTTTTGTTGCTTGTGGCCGAAGCACTGGCCGATGAGGGGATGTGATATGGACAGAGAACTACTTGAACTCGCGGCGAAGGCTGCGGGGATTGAGATTCACAGCTATGACCCAATCAGTGATCGAATTTACACGCCTCGTTCTTTGCCAATGTTGGAGGGGTCTTACTTGCATACATGGAACCCCTTAACCGACGATGGCGATGCGCTGCGGCTTGCGGTGCAGTTGCAAATCATTGTTGGTAGGTACGACAACTATGTAAACGCCGCGCCTTTGCATGACGGTGCAAAAGAAATTGTCATCTGGAGCCACAACGAAAAAGACCCCTACGCAGCAACCCGCCGCGCCATCACCCGCGCAGCGGCTGAAATTGGAAGGAGTATGAAATGACAGGATTTGATTCAAAGCGCCAAGCAGCGCAGGACAAGGTGAACGATGAGGCAGACACGCTGACCATTGTGTATCAGCGCGGTTTTGCCGATGGCAAGAGAGCAGCACAGCCAGAGCAGCAAGCCGAGCCGGTCAAGCCTGCAGGTCAATTGCAGGAGTGTATATACGGGCGTGGTCAAGTCCTGTGGTTTGCCAAGCCAGCAGACCGCTCAATGCTCTACACCACCCCACCCGCAGCACAGCGCAAGCCGCTGACCGCAACCACAATCGGCAACATGATGCCAAGCACCATACCGATGGAATACGATGGCGCACTGATGGAGTTTGCCCGTGCCATTGAAGCCGCCCACAACATCAAGGAGGGGACATGACTGAACTAAGACAAGCCGCGCAGGCGGTGGTAGAACGCTGGGATACGCCAGCTTGGGAGTGGCGCGACCAAGGCCCGACCGCTGATTTGATGGCAGACCTACGCACCGCACTGGCACAGCCAGAGCAGGAGCCGAAGAAATTGTGGCTGTGGAAAAACTTTGTCGATGGCAAGCCTGAGTATTGGGCTTTTGACAATGCGTTCCCTGTTCATTTGGAATGCGATGATCCGCAGACTTTGGGGGAGCCATGCGGGTATGCAATATTCAAACCATCGCGTGAGGGGCGAACAGATATAAGCGATGGAGAGGTGCTGCTGCGTATTAAGAAAGTCGCAGCACAGCGCCCGTGGGTAGGGCTGACGGATGAGGAAATTTTACGCGCAGACCCTTGGGAAATTTTACGCGCAGACCCTTGGATGGGGCCATCAGACTCAAATATCAATCCGTACCAAATACTACTCAAAGTCCGAACCTTGGAAGCCATGCTGAAGGAGCGGAATTATGGCTGATGATGAATGGCGCAAAATTAACAGAAGGTGTAGTCATGGTTGGTTGCGAATTGAGCTGTGCGAAATTTGCCATGCACCCCAGCGTGAGTGGTTAGGGCTGACGGAAGAGGAGTTGCAGTTTTACAGAAAGCTGTTCAATGCGGGTTACGACAAAGTGACGGACACTAATTTAATCGCTGAAGAATTTGACAGCATTAGCTTTTACAAAGAGGTTTCAATTTTCTTAAAAGAGCGCAACACATGACACCAAAATTCACACAACTACTTGAAAAGTGCATCCTCGACGGAGTAGTTTTGGGGCACAAAAGAGCATACAAGCACAACGATTCGCCTAGTGAATCGGACATTAACCAATCAATCGTTAACGAAATAATTAACGAAATACATGATTGGTTTGATTTTGATGAAGCCAAGCCAAAGGATTGCAACACATGAACAAACAGGAGATCGATGACATGATGAAAGACCTACCCAGCCAGCAATTACCCGACGAGACATTGATTCAAAAGATGAAAGTCACTATAATGTTGATTGTGGTTTTTCTTTTGATAGTGTGGGTTCCCGACTTCACATTGAGTGAGGAAGACTGCAAAAACCAAGACCCTCGTGCATATGTAGGGAAACTATGTAGCGAACCGAAAGCGAAGTAAAACCGAATGGGTTTCTCGGCCCTCAAAGCCGAGAGCCATCACGCATGGGGATTGCGATGCCGTAGGCCACGGCGACCACAAAGAGAGCAGCCCCCAGTCGTGTTGGTGAAAGCAAGGTACTTAGGCAAAGTGAGAGAGCCTGCCCGTTAGGATGTACCAGCGCCCCGAGCCACTCAAGGCCACCAACAGCCCACACTGGCGAACCATAAGCGAATCGATTACACTGCGATCAATTCGACACTATGGGGAATATGGGTCATGCCAGAAACACCGAAGGGGCCAAGGAGGCCCGCAAAGAACATCAAAGCGGCACAGGAGGCCGCAAAAGCCATTGTGAAGGCCAAGGTGACATCCAAGGCCGCAAAGGCTCCTACGCCCGCAAAGCGACCAATGGGCGCTCCGACCACATACAACACTCGCATTGCTTCCATCATATGCATACGCATAGCAGAGGGAGAGAGCCTGAGAGAGATAGTGAAGACAGCAGGGATGCCAGACAGGTCAGCGGTTTACGATTGGCTGTTGCGCCACCCTGACTTCGCCGACCAGTACACACGCGCTCGTGAGGAGCAGGCTGACACGCTGGCTGACGAGATCATCGCCATTGCCGACGAGCAACCTGAGATCATCGCGGTGGTGGACAAGAGGACGGGGGAGTTGATCGAACACAAGTTGGACGGCGCTTTCCTGCAATGGCAGAAGAACCGCATCGAGGCGCGTAAGTGGACGGCCATGAAACTCAAGCCAAAGAAGTACGGCGACAAGTTGGGCCTGCATGGCGTGGATGGTGCCGCTCCCATTGCCACGATGGACGCCACGGCCAGCAAGTTCGAGGAGATCATCCGCAACATGGAGATGACCAAGCGTGCTGGCTGACCTGTTCGATGACCAGACGGTGGCCGAGTTTGAGACTCTGCCCGAACATAACCGAATCGCTTTCATCGCCCATGCGCAGTGGATCGCCAAGGCGCACGCATACCAGATACCGCCTGACCTACATCTGGACTACACCGTCTTCCTGATGCTGGCTGGCCGAGGGGCAGGGAAAACCCGTAGTGCGGCAGAAGCCCTGTGGTGGTGGGCGTGGACGCACCCGAACACGATGAGCATCGTTCTGGCCCCCACCAGTGGCGACCTGAAGTTCACCTGCTTTGAGGGGCCATCTGGCCTGCTGGCGTGCATACCCGAGGCGCTTGTAACTGATTACAATAAGCAGGATCACTTGATCAGGCTGTCCAACGGCTCCAAGATCAGGGGTGTGTCGGCTGACTCCTACGACCGCCTGCGCGGTATCAACTCGTCGTTTTGCTGGTGTGATGAGTTGGCAGCGTTCTCATACCTCGGCCCGAACGAGGCATGGGACAACATGATGCTTGGCCTGCGTATCAAGCCCGACGACAAGCCCCACAGCCACCCGCGTGTGATCGTGACCACGACACCTCGCCCCAAGGACTTGATCCTCGATCTGGTGGGCCGTGAGGGTGACGATGTGGTGGTGTCCCGCGCCAGCACCTACGACAACGCCAAGAACCTCGACAAGGCGTTCCAGAAGCAGTTGGAGACCTACCGTGGCTCCAAGCTGTACGAGCAGGAGGTGATGGGTGCCATCGTCGATCTGGAAGACGGCAAGGTGGTGTCCCGCGATATGTTCAAGCTGTGGCCGGGTAACAAGCCCTTCCCCAAGTTCGAGTACATTGTCCAGTCCTACGACTGCGCCTTCAGTGAGAAGGAACACAACGACCCGACGGCCATGACCACATGGGGCGTGTTCAAGCCGCAGGACGGGCCTATGAGCGTGCTTCTGATCGACTGCTGGGCTGAACACCTGTCCTTCCCTAAACTCAAGCCCAAGGTCATCGAGGAGTGGCGTGTGTCGTATGGCGAAGGGCGCGATGCCAAGCGGCCAGACCTGATCCTCGTGGAGGACAAGGCGGCAGGCATCTCCCTGATCCAAGAGTTGCGCTATGCCCACCTGCCTGTGCGGGCGTACAACCCCGGCAGGGCTGACAAGATGCAAAGACTCCAGATCACTGCGTCCATCTTCGCGACTGGCCGTGTCTGGCTCCCTGAGTCCGACACCCACCGTGGATATGTCCGCAGTTGGGCCGAGGGGTTCCTGTCCCAGATATGCGCGTTCCCCGATGCGGCGCACGACGACTATGTCGATAGCGCAACGCAAGCGATTCGGTTATTGAAGGACATGAACTGGCTCGACATCAATCCAGAACCCCCTGATAATGACGACGATTATTTGGAGTTCACCCAACCGAAGCGGGTGAACCCGTACTCCGCATAAGGATCAATATGGCTGACCTCCGCAAACTTGGCAAGGGCATGACTGGCGCATTAGCGCAGGCCAAGCAGATGGCGACGGCAGAGAAGCCTATGGTCAATCGTCTTGATATGAATTTCAAGGATGTGACCAAGCGGGTGCCTGAGTTGACAGAAGCCGCTAATTTGCTGGCAAAGGGTAAGATTACAGCCTCTCAGTATGACGCAATGGTGGCCCGATTAAAGCCTGTTACACCCTATTCATTTGTTCCAGCCCCCGCGACTATTGAGGACGCAATGAAGGCGCTGACCGCGAATAAAAAACCAATGTTTGGCAAGTCAAAAGACATGACCGCTGGTGAACAGGCTGATTTGCGTTTAGATATTCCCGCATACAAGGATCATGGTGTTTGGGTAAATTCGATCCACCGCAAGGATCAACCAACCGTGTATGGCTCGACATCATCGGTCAAGAACGCCACAATGATTGGCTCACCTGATAAGGCGTTGAAGGTTGCGCAAGGTGGCCCAAAGGCACCGTTTGCTGTAATCAGAGGTGACTGGAACCCAATGAGCGAAGAGGCCGCTGTAGCCAAAGCGCAAGAGTACCTTGATCATCCAGAGTGGAAGCAAGTTGGATACGATCCAGAGCGGCATGGTTATTTCTACGACCGCGCATCAATGGAGCCAGTCCACGGCGCTGAAGAGGTTATCCAGATTGGCCCGTTGGTGTTGGCGAAGAAACCAACATACGGTAAGAAGTCAGAAGAGAAATATTCTCACGGAGGAGTCCTTCACATGGCAGACGCAGGAAAAGTAAGCAGAGGCATCACAGGCGCTCTGACCAAGGCTAAAGAGATGGCGCAAGCCAAGAAGGCAAGCGAGTCCAAGATTGCCGATGTGCTGGAGTCTCAGCAAGCGCCGATGACGCGCCCGCAAGGCACTGGCCTGCCACTGATGCCCCGCGACAATGGGATGTACACCTTGCGTGAGCAGAAGGACTTGCCGCGTATGCCAATGGTGGACAAGGCCCGTGCCGAGGGCAAGTCGCCCAAGTACAACGAGCGGATGCAAGACTTGCTTGACAGCCCCAAGGCCCGCAAGAAGGTGGACAACCTGATCAACAAGGGCAAAGACCTCAATGTGCAAGAGTGGTACGGCACCGAGCCTCTACGCCAAGTAGCGCTCAATGCTGGCCGAACCCCGGAGCAGTTTGAGTCGATGTTGGCGCAGTTTGCCAGCGCCAGCCAGCGCAACCCAGTGGACAAACAGAACCAGATGGGATCGTATTTGTATCACCTGAGTGAGACAGGCCAACTGCCTGAGAACTCACTCCTGCTGACGAACAAACTCAAAAAGGCGCTCAAGGAAGACCCATCGCTGGCTCAAGGTCGCCAACTGGTGGAGTTGCCCACAGGATACGGATCGCTGGCGCAGGGTGACATCTTTAACCGCGCCGTGATGATCGGCCAAGGCGACATTGCTGGCGCTCTGCCCCCAAACAAGAAGTTGGGCACCTTCTATGAGAACCTGCTTGGTAATGTCAAGCCCGTGACGGTGGATGTGAACGCACTGCGTGGCCCCATCATTGAGCAGGGTGACCCGCGTTGGCTGACGAGCAAGTTGGTGGAGAAGGATGAGACTGGCAAGATCATCAACTCGTACAAGCCGCGTGAGATGTATAACAGTGGCGAGATGTCGATGCGTGAGGCGCAACAGCGTCCCGGCTTCTGGGAGGCCGCGCCCTCTGGCTCCGAGTACGCAGGCTTTGAGGAACTGTGGCAACGCGGTGCCAAGCGCCACGGTGTTGAGCCAGCAGAGGCGCAGGCTTTGGGCTGGTACGGCTCCGCTGATGTAACGGCACTCAAAACCAAGCCAGAGAACTATGTGGACAACCTTGAACGACTGATCAAGCGCACCGCCGAGCAGACTGGCAAGTCGCCTACCGAGGTGATGAACGACATGGTCACAGGCAAGGGCTTCCTGCGCAAGGACGGCGGCGCAGTCAACAGCAAGGAGTCGCCAGAGGACATGGCCCGATTCCACAAGCGATTCGCTATGCACAAAGCCCTTGGTGGCCGTGTCAGCAGTAGGCCAGTAAAGAAAATGGCAGAGGGTGGCAGAGCCAGCATCTTTGACAAGCCAGTTCAGCGGATGTCCAAGGGTGGCTCATCTGATGAGCCTACAGCCAGAGAGATCGCCGAGCAATTGGGCAAGTTGGCTATGGATCAAAGCAAGAAAGAGTACGAGTCCTACAAGAAGCCCCGCGCCGCAACTGACATCGGCAACCGAGGCATTCTTGCGCCAGCACTTGGCCTGCCTGTGGACATGATCAACATGGGTCTGGGTGGTGTAGACGCGCTGACTGGCATGATGGGGAAACCGACTCGGTTATCGAGTGAAAAGCCATTCGCTGGATCAGAACACATCAAAGACCTGATGAACAAATACGGCGTGACCTCTGGGGAGGATCGTCCTATGACTGAAACGGCGTTGAGCCTGTTCTCGCCCACTGGCATGATTAAAGGCGCACAGAAAACCGCAGACTTGGCTAAGAAGGCACCAGAGGCTTTAAACACCGTCCGAGGCGGGCTAGAGACCATGTCTGCCAATGCACAGCGACCATTTAGACCAGCCACTTTGACGATGGAGGCCGTTGCCCCCGACTTGGGTCAAAAGGGCGGCGACAAGTTTAAGGACTTAGTGACCAAGCGCATGATCTCTGGCGAAGGGGCACCCGTCAGCATGGAACGAATGGGTGGTCGCAAAACCGAAAAGACGCTGGGCCAAGGCTTGTATGAGAACTTTGCGGGCCAGCAGGAAACCAACCCTATGGTGGGTATCACCATTCCACGCGCAGGCAACCTTTCCACTAACAAGCGGCTGATTGCAGACATCGGCACCGCTGGGCAGGAGTTAGGTCAAGAGATGGTGGCGGCGCATAAATTTACGCCGTTGATGTTTAAGAATCCAAAGGATGCAACGGCCATGATGATTGGTGGCTCAGAGCGTTTGACAAAGGGGCAGATACAGAGTCTGGCCGATATGCTCCCCGGAATGATTGTCACGCACAGTCCAAAAAACAATTCTATGTTTGTCGCGCCTTTTGAGGGTGACGCGCTTGACTACAAGAAGGCGGCGCAAGCAGCAAATGAAATATTGGGCAAAGGTGCCAAGGTTCAGTTTGGCAAAGCCGACAGCACCAAGGACATTATGTTCCGTGGTGACTACGAAAAGATGGGCGCAAGACCGCCTTCAGCCGAGTCCACAGAGATGAGGAACCGCTTGAAGAAGGCGGAGGAGCGGATTGTTCGCGGGCCGTCCGTATCGCAATCTGGGCGTCAATCCCAGCCCTCCACTCTAACCAGTACCGTTCGTTAAGAGACTTGACATGAACCAAAGCATCTTCTTTATCGTCGTACTCCTCACTGACAAAAGTGCGCCCCTCGGCTTTACAGTCAAGCACGCGCCAACCCGTCCCCGTTGCAAAGGCAAAGTAAGGGTAGCGTTCGTGGATGGTGCGAGATCGATGCATAACCTAAGTGTAATACAGGATTGAACATATGGCAACCCAATTTCCAAACGACCCCAACGCAGACCGCTTCATTGACGGGCTGAAGATGACTGATGACGGCGGTGCTGTTGCTGAGTTGGAAGAAGAGAATCAAGATGTCGAGGAGTTGGAGGATGGCTCGGCCATCGTGACGCTAGGCGAGTTCAAAGGCCCGGAAGAAAACCCAGACTTTTACGAGAACCTTGCAGAGACCATCAACATCTTTGACCTTGAGAAGATTGGCTCGCGATACCTCGATCTAGTCGAGAAGGACAAGGAAGCCCGCGAAAAACGCGACAAGCAGTACGAGGAGGGTCTCAAGCGCACGGGCTTGGGGGATGATGCCCCCGGTGGTGCAAACTTCTTTGGTGCCAGCAAGGTTGTCCACCCCATCATGGCCGAGGCTTGCGTTGACTTTGCCGCCCGCGCCATCAAAGAGATGTTCCCCCCTGACGGCCCAGTGCGCACCAAGATTTTGGGTGAGGTCACTGAAGAAAAGACCGAGACCGCCGAGCGCAAACGCGACTACCTTAATTGGCAGTTGACCGAGCAAATGGTTGAGTTCCGCGACGAGCAGGAGCAGTTGCTCACGCAGTTGCCCCTTGGTGGCTCACAGTTTATGAAGATTTGGTACGACGACAAGAAGCGCCGTCCCTGCGCTGAGTTTGTGCCCATTGACAACATCCTCCTGCCTTACGCCGCTGTGAATTTCTACACAGCCCAGCGCGTGACAGAGCAACAAGACATCACTGGCTGGGAGATGCAACAACGCATCGACCGTGGCCTGTACCGCGACATCAATTTGATCCGCGCATCCGCCGAGCCAGAACAAACAGCCGCCGAGAAGGCCAACAACAAGATTGAAGGCAAGTCGTGGGATGACAACGAAGACGGCCTGCGCCGCGTGTTCCACATCCACACATGGCTGTCAATTGACGACGACTCAATTACCAACGGCGACTCGGCCCCCTACATTTTGATGGTTGACGAGTTGGAGAGCAAAGTGCTTGGCCTCTACCGCAACTGGGAAGAGGGCGACGAGTCAATGGAAAAACTGGACTGGATGGTCGAGTTCAAATTCATCCCTTGGCGGGGCGCATACGCTGTGGGGCTACCTCACCTCATTGGAGGTCTCAGCGCGGCCTTGACGGGTGCATTACGGGCCTTGCTGGACACTGCGCACATCAACAACTCGGCCACGATGCTGAAGTTGAAGGGTGCCCGCATTTCTGGTGCAAGTCAGCAGATCGAGGTAACGCAGGTGACCGAGGTGGAAAGCGCCCCCGGTGTGGATGACATCCGCAAGATTGCAATGCCTATGCCCTTCAACCCGCCGTCGCCTGTGCTGTTCCAGTTGTTGGGCTTTATCACCGACGCCGCCAAAGGCGTGGTGACAACCGCCGAAGAGAAGATTGCCGATGCCAAGTCTACGATGCCCGTGGGAACCACGCAGGCATTGATTGAGCAGGGCGCTGTAGTGTTCTCCTCCATCCACGCACGCTTGCACGAAAGCCAGCGCCGAGTCATTGGCATTATTGGCCGCTTGAACCGTTGGTACTTGGATGAGCAAAAGCGCGGCGACATGGTGGCAGAGTTGCCCGTCAAAAAGGAAGACTTCAAGCGCAACAGCGACATTGTGCCTGTCAGTGATCCCCACATCTTCTCTGAGACACAGCGTGTGGCCCAGATGCAGTCTGTGTTGCAGTTGTCTGCGCAGTTCCCGCAGATTTTTGACCAGCGTGCCGTCGTGAACCGAATGCTCAAGCAGTTGAAGATTCCGAATGTAAACGAGTTAATACCAAATGCCAGCAAGCCTGCGGAGATGAATGCCGCAGACGAGAATTCTGCTATGGCGTTGGGCCGACCAGCCTTTGCTTACCCGCGTCAGGATCAGTTGGCTCACATTCAAACCCACTTGGCTTTTGCGCTCGATCCCGCCTTGGGGTCAAACCGCTTGATTGCGCCAAAGTACATCCCAAATGTGTTGGAGCACATCAAGCAGCACATGATGCTCTGGTACACCAGCCAGATGTCCACCTATGTGCAGGGCGAGACAGGCGTGCAGTTTGGTAAGTACGAGGACAGCAAGTTGGTCAAGCAGATCGACAACGCGGTGGCTCTGGCCTCTACACACCTGTCAATGGACACCGAAGAAGTGTTCAAAGGCTTGTTGCCTGCGCTGGAGCAGTTGGGCCAGATGATGCAACAGTTCAAGCCACCAGCACCGCCAATGGACGGCGAGGCACAAGCCGTGTTGCAGGCTTCTATGGCCGAGACACAACGCCGCGCCGCCGAAGATCAAGCACGCCTTGCCTTTGATACGCAGAAGTTCCAAGCGGAAATGGGACAGAAGGACAAGGATCGTCAGATCAAGATCGCGATGAACGCCGAGGACAACCTCACGACAGAGCGAATGAAGACTGCCGAGTTGACCGTGGACGAGGTCAAACTTCGACAAGAGCAGGAGCAGACTGCTGTCCAACTGCAAAACCTCACACAACGAAACTTAGGAAAATAAAATGGCTACTACTGACAAAGACCAACAGAGCGAACAAGTCAAGCAACACCAGCGCATGGCCGCTGGCGCTTGGGTTACAGGTGAAACCTTAAAAGAGCAATCAAAAGCGACCCTACCAGAGGCTAACAGCGACCACGGGAATTTCTCCCAAAACAAGGGCGTAGACAAGAGAAACGCATGAGGTATGTATCCGACTTTATTGGCGCTGTAAAAGCGCGTAAAGAGGCGGTGGTGCAGGGTTTGTCAACGGGTAATGCCGCTGACTACGCCTCGTACCAGCGTCTGGTCGGACATATCGCAGGTCTTGAGGAGGCCCTTGAAATCCTTAACAACCTTCTAAAGGAAGACAACGATGACAGATAGCACGGTGGCTGGTGATTCAGCCGATTTGCGGGAAGCCTTTCCTGCTGTAGACCCCGGTGCGATACCCCTTGGCGCAAGAGTTTTAGTACAACTGCGTCGAACGAAGAAGACGGTAACGAGTGCCGGGATTATTTTGGTCTCAGAGACCAAAGAAACCGAGAAGTGGCAGAACATGGTCGCAAAGGTGATCTCTCTTGGCCCATTGGCGTTTAAAAAGCGCGACACGATGGAGTCATGGGTAGAGGGCACTTGGTGCGAGGTTGGTGATTTCATCCGCGTCCCTAAGTGGGGCGGTGATCGTTGGGAGGTTCCAGTCCCCGGCGAGACCCGTGATGATGACCCAGCCCTCTTTATGGTTCTCAACGACCATGAAGTTATTGCCAAATTGACTGGCAACCCACTTGCAATGAAGGCATTCCTATGAGTACCGAAACAGAACAAGAAGTGATTGTGATCCAAGAGGAAAAAGACGGTTCTGCAACCATCGATTTACCTCCAAGCATCCCATCACCAACGCGAAACGAGAACGAAGACTCCGACGAGGCCGATGAACGCGCCAGACAAGCCGAAATGGCTGATGGCGGCGGTGTTGACCCCCAAGCTGAAGCCCTAAGAGCGCAAAAACGCCTCAAACGGGTCAAGCGCAAGGAGTACCACAAGCAGGTTTCGACCGAAAAAGACCACAAACTGGACTTTTTGAGCCGCCAAAACCAAGAATTGATTGAAAGATTGTCGGTTTTGGAGAAAAAGGCGCAAGGAAGCGACCTTGCACGCTTGAATGCGGCCAGACAGGAAAAGCACAACAAGATTTTGTTTGCCAAGGAAAAAATGGCCGAGGCAACGCAGACTGGCAACGGCAAAATGCAGACTGCGGCGCAGGAATTGTGGTTTGACGCCCGCAGGGAGTATGAAGCCCTTGACAATGTGATTAAAAAGGCCACAGCACCCCAGCGTGAACGCACAATTCGCGCTCCTGACCCGCAACTACAGCGCCATGCAACCAATTGGATGCAAAACAACCAGTGGTACGACCCAAATGGCAAAGACCCTGACTCAAAGGTCGCTTTGACCATTGATCAAGCGATGGCTGAAGAGGGTTGGAACCCAAAAACGCCTCAGTATTGGGAAGAACTTGACAACCGCTTGCTAAAGTATTTGCCACACCGTTATACTGGCGATACCAATGAGAAACCGATTCGGAATTCTAGACCAAGGAATGTTGTGACAAGTTCAGGCCGCGAAAGCTCTTCGAGTAGTGCGATTGGAAAAAACCAGTTTGCGTTAACACGCGATCAAGTCCAAGCCATGAAAGATGCTGGAATGTGGGATGACGCCGATAAACGAGCGAAGATGATTCGACGCTACGCATTGGAAGCCAAACAAAATCAAGGTTATAGGAGTTAAGAAAATGGATTCTCGTTTAAAAAAATCTCTATCTGCTGGTGGACGCGAAAATCGCGCGAGTCTTGACAAAAGCCGAGAGGCACCAGAAGATAATTTCGTGTCAACCGATGAGCGTCGCAAGATGTGGAAGGATGAGTGGACACAAAGTGCATTGCCGTCTGTCCCCGATATGAAGGGATGGCACCTTTGCTGGTTATCTACGACCAACAGTTATGACAGTATTGACAAGCGTATTCGCCTTGGCTATGTACCCGTGAAAGCGGAAGAATTGCCCGGTATGGATAACAACAAAGTCAAGGCTGGGGAACACGCTGGATTTATTTCGTGTAATGAGATGCTCTTGTACAAAATTCCAATGGAACTTTATCAAGATGTTATGGCTCATTTTCACCACGAAGCGCCACTTGAGGAAGCGAACAAGATTCGCCTTCAGGCAGAGCAAGCCGTGGGCCGAGATAGTTCTGGGCGGAAGTTGGGACAGGTCGAGGGCGAAGGTTTGGATTTTGCTGATAAACAGTTGCCCGCACCAGTTTTTTGAGCGGGCTAATTTAACCAAACAAGGAGTAAGACTATGTCTTCATTGAACCAGCCGTTTGGTCTGCGTCCCTCGTTCCACCCCTCGGGTCTGGATCGTGCGGTTGCGTTGGCTGATGGTATCGTTTCCGCTTATGCCAGCGACATTTTGAAGGGCCAGCCCGTCAAATTGGCGACCACTGGTGTTCTTCAAGCCGCCGCCGCTGGTGATTCGTTCCTCGGAGCCTTTGCGGGTTTTGAGTGGACTGACACCACTGGTCGTCGTCGTGTGAGCAACTATTTCCCTGCCAACACTGCGTACACAACTGGCTCTGCCATTGCGTATTACTACCAAGACCCTTCAATCGTTTATGACATACAAGCCGATGGCTCGTTGGCACAAGCAACTTTGGGCGCTCAGTCCGACTTCAGTGCAATCACTGCTGGCTCCACGACCACTGGCCTGTCTCAATGCACCATTAGCACCTCGGTTGTTGCCGCTGGTTCTTCTGCGCAAATGAAGATCATTGGTTTGACCCCCGGCGTTGATAACGCATGGGGAGATGCATACACTGTTGTGCAAGTTCAAGTTAACGAGTCGCAGTTCAATGCGTCCGTTAACGCAATCTAAAGGGGACTGAAAAATGGCCGCTCCAATGCGCAGTACCGACTTTCGCGCGATTGTCGAACCCATTCTGAATGAGTGCTTTGATGGTGTATACGATCAACGCACAGACGAATGGAGCCGTGTCTTCACTGAACAAGAAGGCATCCCCCGTAACTACCACGAAGAGCCAGTCCTGTATGGATTTGGTGCTGCACCTCAGTTGCCTGACGGCACTCCTGTGTCGTACCAACAAGGTGGCGTGCTGTTCCTCCAGCGTTATGTCTACCAAGTCTTTGGTTTGGCATTCGCTTTGACCAAAGTTTTGGTTGAGGACGGTGACCACATCCGTATCGGTCAGGTGTACGCTCGTCACTTGGCTCAGTCTTTGATTGAGACCAAAGAGACTCTGTCGGCAAACATTTTGAACCGTGCGTTCAATGCGTCTTACCCCGGCGGCGACGGCGTGGCACTTAACAGTGCTTCACACCCCATCGTGAACGGCACATTCAGCAATCTGCTGACCACTGCCGCTAACTTGTCTCAGACTTCTCTTGAGCAGATGTTGATCCAAATCCGTCAGGCTGTGGACAACAATCAGAAGAAAATTCGCTTGGTTCCGCGTCAATTGATCGTGGCCCCCGGCAATGTCTTCCAAGCCGAAGTGCTGTTGAAATCCGTTCTGCGTGCTGGCAATGCCAACAACGACATCAACCCCGTCAAGTCTATTGGCTTGCTGGACGAAGGTGCCGCTGTCATTAGCCGTTTGACTTCATCTACCGCATGGTGGGTACAGACAGACGCTCCTGAAGGCATGAAGTTGCTGATGCGTCGCAAGTTGGAGAAGACGATGGAAGGCGATTTTGAAACTGACTCTATGCGCTACAAAGCGACAGAGCGTTACCAAGTCGGCTTTACTGACCCTCGTGCGATGTACGGTACACCCGGCGTCTAAACCCAAGCGGGGGCTTCGGCCCCTGCGCTAATAAGGAGCAAGACAATGGCACAAACCTATTTTGGTTCTACCCTGCGTGCAGGTTCTGGCACTTTGACTGACACTGTGGATGGCGGCTTCGTCGTTATGACACAGACAACCACCGTGACCACAGCCGCCGCAGGCACTGCTACTAGCGCAACCATCACTCTTCCCGCTTCTTCACAGATCATCAGCTTTTTTGCTGACATGGTTGTGGATGAGGTGGTTGGTGGCGGAACCGCTACGACAATCCCGATGACTATCGGCACAGCCGCCGCAGGCACACAATATGTGTCTTCGACTGATGTGTTTGCTGGTGGTCGCGCCGCCCTAACTTTTACAGCCGCACAGTTGCTTGCGATGAGCGACATTGGTAGCAATACCTCTGTTGTTGTTACGCTTGACCCTAACGGCACGATCAGCACAACTCAGGGCGTTATCCGCCTGACCGTTGTGTATGCTCAGAAAGTTTAAGGAGCAACATCATGGGTCAATTCAAACCAATGGTGAAGATGGAGACCACTGAGCCTTCAGTAATGCTGAAACTCAAAAAAGGCGGTCATGTCAACATGAAAAAAGGTGGCATGGCAGAAGGTGGTCACAAGAAGATGGCTATGGGCGGTGGTGCAATGGAAGCATTGGCAGGGACTCCAGCCTTAATTGGCCGTCCTGCCGTCAATGCACCTGTTCGCGCCCCCGGCAAGCCGTCAATGGCCTCACGCCGCAAGGCAATGATGGCAAAGAAGCCTGAGATGCCTATTGGCAACCCCTCGATGCCTTCGACACCAATGAAAAAAGGTGGCAAGGCTGAAGGTGGAGAGTCCAAAGCCGCTCACAAAGCCGAAATGAACGCCATTAAGGGTGTGGACAAGAAATTGACCAAACACGCTTCTAAGGCGGCTTCTAAGGGCCACAAAGGTCTTAAAACTGGCGGTGTTGCTCTTGGCAACGGCGGCGGCTACAAGACTGGTGGCGTAACGGACGGCCAAGGCGGTTACAAAACTGGTGGAGTTGCTTTAGGCAACGGCGGTGGCTACAAAATGGGGGGTAAAGCCTCAAAAAAAGCCTACGCGACGGGGGGAACTGTTGATTCAGGCAAGCCCGTCGCGATGCCCCAAGGCGCTAAAAAACCTTCACCTCCAGTAAGCATCAATCAGCTTTCGGGTACATATAAAAGCGGTGGCAAGGTAACTCCTGCCGAAGGCCGCTTGCAAGCTAACTTTGGGGCGGAGAACGCTACGGCTATGAAACAGGCCAAGGCTGACTCCAACTTGAAGTACAGCAAGTACCAGAAGATGCAGAGCGGTGGTTCTCCAACTCCAAATGAGTCTTTCTTTGACAAAAACAAAGTAGACCCAAAATCTGTGAGCGACAAAGCAAGTCGTGAGTTGGAGGAGGCCATGAATCCTCTGAGCATGGTGAAGGAACTGGCAGGCAAAGCGAAGGACTACTTCATGCCAAAGGGTGAGAGTGTGACCAAGACTAAAGAGTCTGTAACGGTTGCACCAGTGCCCAAAAAGCGTGGCGGTGGCGCTTGTTGAAAACGAGTGGGGGCTGCGGCCCCCGCTTCTAATTGGAGAGATTTATGGGAACTTATTCTTCTGCAACACGCCAAGGTGCGTATGAACCATTTGAACTGCAAGTAGCCCGTGGGCAAGTTGATGGTCACAATGCCTTATTTAAGTTTGGCATCAATGGCGATGTCGGTACATCTATTGAAACAGTTTGGGCGCAAGGTGGAACATATGTGTATCCTGCCTCCGCAACTGTTATGAAAATTTCTAGTTCCAGCGCGGATGACGCGTCGGCTGGCACTGGCGCAAGATCAATTGCTATTTTTGGTCTTGATGCAAATTACAACGAAATTAGCGAGTCTGTCCTTTTAGATGGGCAAACAGCAGTCAACACTGGCAACAGTTATTTGCGTATTTCTCGTATGTATGTAACCACAGCGGGTTCTGGTGCAACTGCCGTAGGAACTATTTACGCTGGCACTGGCACTGTTACTTCTGGCGTCCCTGCAAACATATACGGCATGGTTGCTATTGGTGCAAACCAAACGCAAATGGCATTTTGGACTGTACCTGCTGGGTACACCTTGTATTTGATGGGAGTTTTCTACACATCTGGAAACGCAACCGCAAATACTTGGACAAACTTTCAAATGAATCAGCGTCCATTAGGCGGAGTTTTTAGACAACAAACTTCGGCTAGGGTTGCTGGTAATGGTGACTTCATTCTTGATTTGCACACCCCTATTGTTTTTGCTGAAAAGACAGACATTGAAATTAGAGCAATTGCTTCAGCAGGGGCTTCTAATGTGTCTGCTGAATTTGAAGGCATCTACATCAAGAACCCAGACTAACCATGCCAAGCAAATCTCCAGCCCAATCTTTAAAAGACGCTGGGTTTTATGAAGAAGGCAAAAGCAAGCCAGAGCGTTTGAAGATTGTCAGCCAAGCAACAACTAAACCTGAAAGGTTGGAAATTGTGGAAAAATTATTTTCAAGCAAAAAAATGAAAGGCGGTGGCCTCTATGCCAACATCAATGCAAAGCGTGAAAGAATTGCTGAAGGCTCTGGCGAAAAGATGCGCCGAGTGGGTAGCAAGGGTGCGCCAACGGCTGGTGACTTTAAGCAGTCGGCAAAAACCGCCAAAATGAAAACTGGCGGCTCAACCAAATCCTGCTGGTAATCATGCCAAGCAAATCATCTTCCCAACACAAATTGATGGAAGCGGTTGCGCACAACCCTTCGTTTGCCAAAAAAGTTGGCATCCCTCAAAAGTTGGGCAAAGAGTTTGCCAAGGCTGATGAGGGTAAAAAATTTAAAGAAGGTGGGCCAAACCTTTCTGTTAGCCGTGGCGAAAAATTGCCAACAAAACAAGGCGCAGGTCTTACGCAAAAAGGTCGCGAGAAGTACAATCGAGAGACTGGTTCAAACCTCAAGGCTCCTCAACCTCAAGGTGGCTCACGCAAAGATTCTTTTTGCGCAAGAATGAGCGGGATGCCGGGGCCAATGAAAGATGAAAAAGGTCAGCCAACTCGTAAGGCGGCGGCTTTAAACAGATGGAAATGTTAATATGGCGTACTCAGGAACTGTTGGTCAGACAGTCATCAATGTTCAGACATTGATTGATCACGGCGCTCGGCGCTGTGGGAAACTCGCCGAAGAGTTGACCTCTGAGCAGGTTTTGTCTGCACGCCAATCGCTTTTTTTCCTTTTGTCTGATCTAGGCAACCGAGGCATTCAATTCTGGACAATGACCAAGAAGGTTATTGGCCTGACCCCTGACAAGTACATCTACGACCTGCCCAAGGGTTCTATTGACCTCTGGAACACGCTGTATCGCACGATGAGCCGTCCTAGTGGGTCATACACCACTTCTGCTGGCGGAACCGTTGCAAACGCGTATGACGGCGATGTGGACACCATTTGCACTCAGACATCGACAAATGGCAACATTTCAGTCAATTACGGCACCTCAAACCCCACCTACATTGGCTCCATCGGCTTGTTGCCTGCGTCCACTGGGACTTGGTCAATCATCTACGAATGGTCAGAAGATGGTGTGACATGGGCAACACTTGTTGACCTTGGTTCTGTTGCTGTTGTGAACAACGAGTGGATTTGGACTGACATTGAAGCAGGCCAGACTGTTCCCTACTATCGTTGCCGCGTTTACAACGGCACGACCTTGTCTGTTCGCGAGTTGTATTTTGGCAACAACTCGCTTGAAGTGCAGATGTCCTCGTTGAACCGTGACGACTACACCAATCTGCCCAACAAGAACTTTACGGCCAACCAGCCGTACCAGTATTGGTACAACCGCCAGATTCCAAACCCACAAATCTACATTTGGCCCGTGCCATCGACTGCTTTTGTGCAGATGACTTGCTGGTACTCGCGTCAGATTGATGATGTGGGCGCTTTGACCGATGAGTTGGAAATTCCGCAGCGTTGGTACGAGGCTGTGCAAATGATGCTGGCTCACAAGATGAGCCTCGAACTGCCGCAAGTTGCAATGGATCGCGTTGGCTATCTGGAAAAGATGGCCGAGAAACACCTCTACATTGCAGAGCAAGAGGAGCGTGATCGCTCACCAATTTACTGGGCACCGAACATATCGGTGTACACAGCGTAATGCCAATCTTTCTTGACACAACGGGACTGACTTCAATTGCCATCGGTGTATGCGACCGATGCAAGATGAAACGCGCCTTTGTGCAATTGGGGCCAGACCCCAACTTCCCCGGCCTGCGGGTGTGCGACCAAGGGTGCCGGGATCAATTCGACCCCTACCGCCTTGCCGCCCGCAAGACCGAGCGTATCAACCTGCGGTTTCCTCGTCCTGATGTTCCAATTGGTGCTGGCGATAACTACTTGATGACTGGCAGTCAATCAATGGATGGCACGAGCCAGTTCCAGATTTCGACTGAGCAGAA